TCTGGAACACCATTGCTAATGTACTCGGCACTTATACCGGTCACCTCTCAGCTGATGCCTTGACCACTGGTGTCCGGCGAAACGTCAAACCAGAGATGGCCGAAGTCAAAGGCAAGCGGCTAATCATCTCCGCTGAACTAGAAGAAGGTAAGCGACTGAACACTTCCATCGTCAAGCAACTCTGTTCAACAGATGAAATCTATGCCGAAAAGAAATACATGAAGCCCTTTTCCTTTACGCCCAGTCACACCATCGTGCTGTATACCAACTACCTGCCCCACGTAGGTGGCAACGATGAAGGAATCTGGCGGCGATTAATTGTGATTCCCTTTAAAGCCAAGATTGCCAAACGCAATGATATTAAGAATTACGCCCAGCGCCTAACTGAAAAGGCTGGTCCGGCTGTCCTGCAGTGGATCATTGAAGGCGCACAGCGAACCATTCAGCAAAATTACCGATTAACTACTCCGGCGGCAGTCGAAAAAGCGGTCAATGCTTACCATGCTGACAATGATTGGCTCGGACATTTTCTTAATGAGAATTGTGAACTTGACCCCAGTTATGAGCAAAAGTCCGGTGACCTCTATCAAAAGTACCGTGAATACTGCCAAGGTATCGGTGAATATATCCGCAGCACAACTGACTTTTACACGGCCCTCAAAAATGCTGGCTTTCAACGTCAACACAAACAAAACGGTCGTTTCATCAAGGGACTGCGATTAAAAGTTGAGGCTGATGAATTTCTCAGTTGACTGTCATCGACTGTCACACTTTAAAACTATAAAAGCTTGATACATCAGTGTTTACCAACCCTAATGACAGTCGTGACACTCTTTTACATTACTTGTATATAGGAATAAAAATAGAAAAAAAGAGTATAGAGAAGAGTAGTAAAACAACTGTCACGACCGTCATTAACCCTGACGAATCACCGATATATCAACGTTTAGGAAGGATTTTACAAATGTTAGAAAAACAAATCGAAACTGCTTTTGTCAAAGCTACCCACCAACGTGGAGGTCTTTGCCTAAAGTTCATCTCGCCATCTATGGCCGGAGTACCTGATCGATTGGTCCTCCTGCCTGATGGTCACATGGGCTTTGTAGAGATGAAAGCTCCTGGTAAACGCCCCCGACCACTCCAAGTGCAAAGGCTAAGCCAATTAAAACAACTTGGCTACCAGGTCTTTGTTTGTGACCAATTTGGACAGATTGGAGGAATGCTAGATGCAATACAAACCGCATGAATATCAACAATATGCAACTCGGTTTATTTTGGACCATCCCGTAGCAGCCATCTTGCTTGATATGGGACTAGGTAAAAGCGTCATTACCCTAACTGCTATTAAACAACTTATTCAGCAGGGGAAAGTTCAACGGGTATTAGTTGTCGCTCCACTGCGCGTGGCTAAACAAACCTGGCCAGAAGAAATTGAAAAATGGGACCACTTAAAAGGCCTTAACTATTCAGTCGTCACTGGTTCTAAGCTTCAAAGGATCAAAGCACTGCAGCAAGATGTCGACATTTATATCATTAATCGGGAAAACTTGAAATGGCTAATTGAATCCTCTGGTAATTCCTTTGACTACGACATGTTGGTGATCGATGAACTCTCTAGTTTTAAGTCTTACCGCTCACAACGCTTCAAAGCCCTCAAACGAGTGCGACCACTGATTAAGCGCGTGGTTGGCTTAACAGGCACACCGTCGTCTAATGGCTTGATGGATTTGTGGGCAGAGTTCCGCGTACTAGACATGGGCCAACGACTCGGCCGTTTCATCTCATCTTACCGAATGAACTACTTTGACCCTGACAAGCGAAACATGTATCAAGTGTTTACCTACAAACCTAAGCCCGGTGCTGAACAAAGTATCTACCGCGCCATTGATGACATCACCATTTCTATGAAGTCTAAGGATTACTTGAGTCTGCCACCGTTAACTATGAACACCGTTCCGGTAAAAATGAGTAATAGTGAGCAGGCAATCTATGATGAGCTTAATGCCCAGCTAGTAGTTTCAGCCCAGGGTAAACAAATCGATGCCCTCAACGCAGCCAGTCTATCGAATAAACTTTGCCAGATGGCAAATGGTTGTGTCTACGACGACCAGCAGCAGATTATTCAAATTCACCAGCGAAAACTTGATGCCCTTGAAGATTTGGTTGAAGCTGCTAATGGTAAACCTGTCTTGGTAGCTTACTGGTTCAAACATGATCTAATCCAGATTAAAAGTCGTTTCAAGGTTCGTGAGATCAAAACACCCCGTGACATTCAGGACTGGAATGCCGGTAAGATTCCTTTAGCTTTGATCCATCCCGCTTCTGCTGGTCATGGTCTTAACCTGCAGGCTGGTGGTGCTACCTTAATCTGGTATGGATTAACTTGGAGTCTGGAACTCTACCAGCAAACTAACGCTCGGCTCTGGCGGCAAGGGCAACGTCAACCAGTAGTTATCCACCACATCATCACTGAAGGCACCATTGACGAAAACATTCTGGCGGCCCTGAAACGCAAAGACAAAACCCAGTTAGCTTTAATTAACGCAGTGAAAGCCAACCTGAAAGGAAGTGTTATGGCATGAGTATCATGTGGAACTACTTAGACAAACGGCGAGCGACCGTCGCAGCCTTGAAAGATTACGATGGTATGAAGTTCATCATTGACTCTTACCAAGACGACCTGAAGCTAGCCAAGGAACAAATGATTGGTGTCAGTTCGCCACGCTACGGTTTCGTACCTGGCAGCAGTAAAAAAGATAACCCAACTGAGCATCGCCTGCTGCATGGCATCGATGAGACAACCAAGCTGAATGAACGCTACCAACAAGCCCAACTTTACTTCAAGTGGTTCGAGCCAGCCTGGCAAGAGTTATCTGAAGACGAGCGCTTTGTTTTAGATGTCTGCTATCGCACTCCAAACCAGTCAATGAACGAGGGACTAACCATCGTGATGGACAAGTACTTCATTGCGAAAACCACTGCTTACAATCGAAAGAACAAAGCACTCGATCACCTCACGCTCTTACTTTATGGATCCCATCATTAGAAAGGTAAAACGCAGAACAAACAATCGGCTTATCTATGTTACGATGGTAGTGTAGAAAATTAGGATAAAGGCATTTGCTTTATAACATTGAAGCCTAGCGGTGCAAAACTGCTGGGCTTTTCTTATACCCTCAGAAAGGAGGAGTGTCATGCCCTACTCACCCAAGAAACCCTGTCGTTACCCTGGCTGCCCGCGACTAACCCACAACACTTATTGTGACGTCCATGCTAAGCAAGTCAGTTCTCACTACAATCGTTACCAACGACCAAAACGTAGTCGTCCGCGCTATCATCGTGGCTGGCCAAAGATCCGTCAACGCTACTTGCTCCACCATCCCTTCTGTGAGATGTGCCTGAGCCAAGGAAGGTATACCCAAGCCACCGAGGTCCATCACGTTTTGCCTCTGGAACACGGCGGCACCAACGAGTTCAAGAACCTGATGGCATTATGTAAGCCATGCCACTCCCGCATCACCGCCCAGATGGATGATCGCTGGCATAAAAAGCCACGTCGATATCATTACTAAACCACGGAGGGGGCCATCAAATCCTTAAAAATTTTTCGCGCGGGAGCGGGCCTGGGCCTTCGTGTACAAAAAATCGAAATCAAACAGGGTATTAACCCCTGCCGGAAGGAGGGAGAGAGTTGGCTAAAGATGGTACAAATCGTGGTGGCGCTCGGGTTGGGGCTGGCAGAAAATCTAAATCACTTCACGATAAACTCGAAGCTGGCCAAGAAGCAACCGTCATCGATTTGCCAGAACCAGCTAATCTGGAAGGTCACGTGATGCCGCCAGTCAAGAAGTACCTCAAGGCCAAACAGAAGAATGGTTTAGAATTTGACGCCGCTGATATTTTCAAAGAAACCTGGGAATGGTTGGTCGAGCGTGGTTGTGAAAAACTAGTCAACACTCAATTGATTGAACAATATGCCGTTAGCGTCAGCCGGTGGATTCAGTGTGAAGAATGTATCTCTAAGTTTGGTTTCCTCGCTCGCCACCCTACCACTGGTAATGCAATTGCTTCACCATATGTTTCCATGAGTCGTGACTACATGAAGCAATCGAGCCAATTATGGTTTCAGATTTTTCAAGTGGTTAAAGAAAACAATGCCACGACTTATCAAGGATCAACACCACAAGATGATGTCATGGAACGACTCTTAAGAAGTCGGAAAGGAATGAACTAATGAAATTTGTTAAGAAGAAAATAACGGACCTCATCCCCGCGGATTACAATCCAAGGAAGGATCTCAAGCCTGGTGATCCTGATTATGAAAAATTAAAACGCTCGATGCATGAATTTGGCTATGTCGATCCAATTATTTGGAACCAACAAACTGGTCACGTGGTTGGTGGCCACCAACGGTTAAAAATCCTCCAAGATGAAGGAATCCAGGAAGCCGAATGTGTGGTCGTTAGTCTGGATGATGAGAAAGAAAAGACACTGAACATTGCGCTCAACAAGATCAGTGGTGATTGGGATAAGGATAAGTTAGCCCTCCTAATGACTGACTTACAAGCCAGTGATTTAGATGTTTCATTAACGGGCTTTGACGAGAATGAGATCTCCGACCTTCTTGGCACGGCTGACGACACGCATGATGATGACTTTGACGTTGATAGTGAATTGAATAAACCAACCTTCTCTAAAGCAGGAGATCTTTGGCACCTAGGAAAGCACACATTGCTATGTGGTGATGCTACAAAAAAGGAAAGTTTCCATAAATTACTCAGCGATAATAAGGTTAACTTAGTTCTTACTGATCCACCATACAACGTTGATTACCAAAGTAAAGCCGGCAAGATTAAGAACGATCATCAGGATAATGATAAGTTCTATAAATTTTTATTAGCTGCTTTCCAAAACATGAATACTGCAATGGCTAACGACGCCAGCATCTATGTTTTCCATGCCGATACGGAAGGACTGAACTTCCGGCGAGCCTTTCAAGATGCTGGTTTTTATCTATCCGGTTGTTGTATCTGGAAAAAGCAATCACTGGTACTCGGTCGCTCCCCTTATCAATGGCAACATGAACCCGTGCTCTACGGCTGGAAGCACGATGGAAAGCACGAATGGTATACCGGTCGCAAGGAATCCACCATCTGGGAATTTGATCGACCAAAACAAAGTAAGGAACATCCAACAATGAAGCCTATTCCATTACTTGCTTACCCAATTATGAATTCGACAATGTCTAACTGTACGGTTCTTGATCCCTTTGGTGGTTCTGGATCTACCCTCATTGCTTGTGAGCAAACCAACCGGATTTGTTACATGATGGAACTGGATCCTAAATACTGTGATGTGATTGTTAATCGCTACATCAAACAAGTCGATTCGGATCAAGATATCAGTGTGGAAAGAGATGGTCATATAATTCCTTACAGTAATCTAAAGAAGCCGGCCTAAAGCGCGGGAAAGCCTTGCTATCTGTGCCTTTTAGAGTGATGTATACAGTGATCAAACAAGGAGGTACAGAATATGGAAATTAATTTTAATGTTCATGGTCAACAGCGTAAAAAGCTAGTCGAACAGATTGCTAACTATACTCAACAAAAAGCTGAATATCAGTACACACCAACCTACGCATACCAGATTGGCAAATACACTGTCAGTAAAGATGGGAACCTTTCATCCCCTGATGAGATTCCATCCAACCTAACCGACAAACTTAAAGAACTTGGTTTCCGGCCCGCTAACATTATCAAATTGCATCTTGCTTACCGTCGAGACGACTTTACCGATCAAGCCTTAGAAAACCTGCGTCACCTAATTTGGGCCAAGGGACAACTAATCAAAGATGCTTGTCAGCTCGATTCGCTAAAACTAGACGTTGATGATCAACAGGTGACATTTAACTGGTTCAACAAGGTAAAGCTTGATGATGCCACAGCTTATCAACAATTTATCGACAAACTTGTGCAATATGCAAAAGATCATCAACGGATTGTGTCAGAACCTCATGAAGAAAGCAATGAGAAATATGCTTTTCGTTGTTTTCTACTACGCCTGGGTTTTATCGGTCCCGAATACAAAACACAACGGAAAGTACTGTTACGAAATTTAGCCGGATCAGCTGCTTTTAAGAATCAGGAGGCCTAAGCATGAGCAGAATCAAAGATGAACTAGCTAGACGTGACCGAATTCGCCAGCAGGTCTTACAAATTCGCAATACTGGCGAAGTAAACATGTTTGATATCGAGAATGTTAAACGACTGGCCTACTATTACAACTGCCACGATTTGATCGATTACCTGACTACTGAACGGGCCGGCTATGTCAATTTGATTTTAACTGGTAAATTCAATTAATCATTAAGCATTGAGTTCATTCTCAGTGCTTTTTTAGTACTCGCCGTTTGTAAAATTAAGTTAGAAAAATAAAAAGCCATTTGTGATAGACTTTTGAATAACCACAAACAAAAGTAAAGGAACATCACAAATGACTTATAAACATCTTACCACACGTGAACTAACCC